GACGGATAGCCAGCGCCTTACCGGTAAGCTGAGAAGTCGGCGTATCGGACTCAGCTTCAGCAAACGCTGCGTCGAGAGCCGGATCATCCATCGCGCCGATCTCTTTCTCAATACGGTTCTTGTATTCGTCGAACGTGCGTGCGGCCTGCGGTACAAACCCAAGTCGGCCCTTGCCGGTCGGGTCTTGTGCGCGAACGTAGAACATATCCGCAAGCTCATCCCCGCCGTACATACGAAGTATGCCGTCTGCGGTCATCACGAACTTGAGGATCGGCTGGACGTACTTGTTGCGCTTGAGCGACGAAATCTTCGACTGCCAGTGTGCGGCAAGCGCCGGGCCACCGCCTTGGATCGTCATCTCATCGAGTTCGTAGACGAACGCTTTTTCGGTAAAGTTAAGTCCGTTCTCGTTGACCTGATTACGGCGGGACTCAATCACGGAGTCCATAAACGTTTCGAAGTCTTCGTTTAGTCGTTGCGCGAATCGCTTGCGGAAACTCTCGCTGGTAGCGCGCCACAGATTACGGAGACGATTTACGAAGTCTCGGAAGAACCGATCGCCGAGCTTTTGCGGCTGCTTATTTTTGTACCGCTGACTCGCCCACAGGGCTACCTGGTCAGAGAACCACTCTTCGAAACCCCGATCAAAACCATACCGCTCGCTAAGCCCCTTAAAAGTCGGGGACGCTTTATAGGCCTTAAAAAGACGCTCTCTTAACGCCTTGTTTTGGAGGGCCTTGTCACGCTCTTCCTTGTACAGGCTGTGGCCCATCTCGTGCGCGACTACAAGTGCATCCTGTAGGGGATTGTTGGTCTCGCGGTAGATAATCACCTTACCGTAAGGGCCAGACACGTGCCTGCCGAAATTACTTCGGTTTTCACGCATGCTATTCAGGCTGATCTGCACAGACTCAAGCGCGCCTTGGAACTCGGCTGCTAGCTGTTCCGGGGTCATGCCGTCGAGCTGGGCAAACGTGTAGATGCGTGGCGGACTCTTAAAGTTAAGGGCGGCCAGCAAGTCCTGGATGACACCCTGCACCATGCTGTTTACAGCGCCAGACACCACCATTTGCTCTCGCGGTGAGAGCGGAGCTTCTTCTGTGGGGCGTAAAGTGCTAGGGGCAGGAACTTGACGAAGGTCAATGGCCGAACGAGCCGTGTCGATATTCATGCGTGTAGCAAGCTCACCGTCACGAATATCTGACTTCGAGATTCTTATTCTGTCATTTTCAACCGCACCCTGAGTGTCGGTTTTATCCTGCTGTTGCTGCCACGATCGGACGTCGTAAAAAACCGCAGTAATTGTGTCTACCAGGTCTTCGTCGATACCGAGACTTTTAATGATCTTGCCGCGTTTCTGGTTAAGCTCCAACCGGTAAAACACGTCAGAAACAGTTTGAAAGTCCAATCCAAGCTGTTCCGAAAGATACTCAATGTCAGGCTCGCCCCGCTCATTAGACGCTCCGGGGGCGTCAAGCAACTCAAATACCTGTTCCTGCAAGGCATCTCGTATGGCTGTTCGTGCTGGCGGTACTGACTGTGATTGGCTAATAAGATCGGCCAAAGACACGGGGCGTCCACGATCCAGCCAAGCAGTAACCCCCGTTACAGAGGCAGGTATCTCCTTAGTGATGGATTGCCCATCGACCTGCACGTCGTATCCGTTGAGAGCAAGATCAGCCAGTAACGCGAAAAAGCCATTTCTAGCAGCAACTCTTGGGTTGGATGTGATCTGTCCTTGGCGATCTGTAGTACCAAGCATGCTCTCACCGCGACCAAATAGCAGGCCGCGACCAGAATTTACAAGATCCCACAGAGCAACTTTTGCCGTTTTACCGCTAGGAGTAACGATTGTTACGCGATTAGCGTCTCTACGAAGAGTTGAATTACCTGGAGCCGCCCCAGCAGTACGTTCTTTGCCGCCAAACAAAAGGTTGCCGGATACCCTGGAAGCACGTCGAATTGATTCGACAAGGTACTCCTGTAGGTTAAGCATTAGAGTCTGGGTAGTTTCTACACCAGTCTCTTTATCTTTAACTGCTTTCTCGAACCGAAACTTTTCGTCCTGTCCGAAATCTTCTTCTACAAGACGGAACTTGCCATCGGGAGCATCTTCGATAATTACGGCTGAATACGGGTTAGCCTTCTGGCGCTTAACAGCAGCAATCAACATCTGCTCGCCCATTGAAGCAAATCGAAGACTGTTCCAGTCAGTGTCTCCAAAGACCTTTTCGTACTCAGCTCTAGCTGATTCCGTATTATCGAAAACCGCTGCTAGATTTTTCTTCTTATCGTACGTGCCAAGTACTTTACGCTCTGGCTCGATTATCTGGGAGCCTTCGCCAAAAATGTCTACATCCGTCTGGTCTTCACTGCCGTCCTGATCGTCTTCGACATTCATCTCGCGGATTTCAACGCGCTGCTCGGCCTCAAAACGGCGCTTGCGATCTTCGAGCGCCTTCTCAACCGTGGTCTGCTCGACGCGGCCGCCCTGTGGCATAAGCTTGCCAGCCGCCTGGAAAGCCGCAGGCAAGTTGTCTTGTGTTGTGGCCTCCTCGGATACAACCCGACCTTCCCTGTCGAATACCTGAACGACTAGGTCACCCGGATTAGCAGAGTTCTTTACTGCGCTGTAGCCGAGAGCAACCTGAAGAGCTTTGTCGGACGCGCCAGCAGCTACAACTTCCTCGACCAGATTGCGGTCAGTAGATACGATCGTGCCCCGGCCAGGAATGAACGAAGCGAAAGCCTCGTTTCCGTCTATAACGATTTCAGAAATCTTATTAGCGCGAGCTTTGACCTTAGTAGCTTCACCGGCAACCCACACAGCGTTCTTACCGCTAGTTGGGTCAAGCATCGCCCGAAGCTGTGCGTCGATATCGCGCTCCGGCTCGGGGGTTGTACCGCCAGAGAAGATGTCACCGAACTGTTCTCGGTTGACCTGGTCATTGACCCGTTGCTCACGGGCGGTGTCCAGCATGCGACGGGCGCGATCGAAGATGTTAGCGGCTTTATCTACAACGTTACCGGCTGCGTCGCGAGCACCTTGCGGAGCACGCGCCATAGCGTCGCCTGTAGCGCCAAGGACACCGCCAGCTGCGCCGGGGGCAGCACCGCCAAAGAAGCCAGCAAAAGCTGATTCGGCCAGCCGTAACTTGGCGTCTTCTGCAGTAAACAACGGGTCGAGGTCAGCACGGTTAGCGACCGCAATCCCTTCCTGCGCCAGTTCAGTCGTCGCTTCGATAGCGCCGCCCTGCAAGGCACCAGTTCCGACGCGCTTGGCGAAGTTAGCAAAGATCCCGCCTTCTACGGCGGCACGCTTTGTAGCCTGCTCACCGATCAATCTGAGCAAGGCGTACTCGCTTCCCACGCCGATAGCGGCTTGGGGGGCAGCGACAGCAGCAGCACGAAATGCTGTATCTCTATCAAGAGGCTGGCCGGACTCCAAGGCTTCCGACAGGTTGCTGCCTGACAAAGGCGCGAACTCAGCAGCGAAACCTCCGCCAATTGCGCCACGCGTAGCCGCTTGCCGAAGCGAGCCATAGGCCAGCTCAGCGATCTGCTGCTCGGCGGGGTCAGCAACACCCTGAACAGTACGATCGACCGAGTCCTTAATAATACGCTTGGCCGCCTGGCGATTTACCTGGTTCAGTACGCCGCGACCAACAACAGCGGTCAGTGCGCCAGTACCGGCGCTAGCAATAGACAGAGCGGCGGAGGGCAGGACTTGGCCAAACCCACGCGTTGCTTGGCTGACAAACCCGCTAAAGGTCGGCTGGTCAAGGAACTGCTCAAACGTCTCTAGCCCCTCAAGCGGGGCAGCGGCAAACTCTTCTAAAAGTCGAGCTTCTCGAATATTAGTTTCGGCTGCGCGAGTGTCACCTACTAGAGTGTTGCCTAGCGCTTTGAAGTATTCGAGATCCGCTGACAGTCCTTGGATGCCGGATTCCACAGCCCCGCTAAACTCTTCGCTGAGATTAGCCGCCCTACCACGAAACTGCGGAGTGGGGGCGTTACCCAAAAACTGTTGAAACTGCACGTCCTCTTCAGGACTAGTTTCGTTACCAGCGCGAAGGAACTCGGCAAACGGATCGTACTGCTCAGTGTCCATGCTGGTTATTGTCTAGCGTTTTGAGCTGCTCGACCAGAGGCTATATCTTCGTTGATAAGGGCTGCGCGTGCAAAAATCTGGAACAGCTCAGGGCCTCCGTCGATGTTCTGCATCTGGGTGGCGGTTATCTCTTTACCCTGCCGTCTACCAGTACCACGGTTTACTAGATAGAACGAAGTGACGGTTCCGTCAGAATCGGTTACTGCACGGACATTTTGAAGGCGCGTAGCCATTGTATCTACAGTAGGCTTGCTACCAAACCAATCGTAGATTACATCCTTAGCACCACCGAATAAGCCAGCGCTGGGCAGCTCGTCAAATATGACTGCTGCTGCCTGAGACGATTGACCGATGTGAACGCCGTAATATTCACGTGCTGCGACTGGATCAAGTCGAGCCATCTGACGGATGAACGCCTCGTTTCGAGGCAGCGACATACGAGCCCAGTTAGATGCTGCGTCAATATTGCCCTTAGTAGGACGTCCGTCCACAGTGGGATTAAGCATGGACGAGCCATCTCTAAGGGCGCTATCTAGCGCTTGTATGTTAGCTAACCTAACAGAGTTAGCAGACTCCGCGCGTCTTTGCGCTGTAGCTGCATTACTAGCGTCTACTTCTCGCGCACGCATAGCCAAAGAAGCTGCTTCAAGCTCTTGATCGCGCCGCTTGACGGCGCTCAAGAACGGACTTCCGGTCTCACCGGCGTTAGCGATCATCGTCATCAGCTGCTGCTGTTGACCAGCGTCATTTGACTGGGCATAAGCCACAGCCAAAGTCGCGATAATCTCTTCGCGGGGGAGAGTTTTTGAAGCGGTCCGAATGGCGTTGCCAGTTGTACCAGACACACCTGCCTCAGTCAGACGCGCCCGTAGTGCACGCACTTCTGGCTCGGAAAATCTCAAGGCCCCACTCTGGATAGCCCCGGCGACACCAGAAGGGGGCAACTCTCTGATACGGGAAATAACGTTTCGTTCCAGAACTTGATAATCAGTCGTACGTTGAACAGGAGTGTAACCACCGGCTTTAATAAACGCCTGCTTCTTTTTATCAACATCCTGCCCACGTGCGGTCCAATACGAACGCGTCCCGGCCGTAAGGTTGGAACCGGCAAGCGCGTCTTTTACTTTCTTGGCATCAGCCTCGTACCCCGCCCACGTATTTTGGTTTTCGGTACGAATGAAGTTTGCCTTTTTAGTAGCAATATCCGAAATTTCGGCCTCAAGTCTTTCGCGACGGGGATCGGTAATAGCAAGCTTATCAGCCTGCTGGCGCTTGGTAGCAATACGAGCATCAAAACCTTTTACCGCACTGCTAGTTTTAGTGCGGCTAATAGTCACGAACTCCCCGCCAATAGCAACAACAGGCTCTTCTCTGTCGAATCCGAGTCTAGTGGACGAAACTTCACCACCAGTTTCAACTGTTGCTGCCTCTACGCCGAGATCTTTTGCCACCTTCCAAATAAATTCTTGCTTCTGACGCGGATCTTTAATCGCCGACAGCTGAGAAATAAACGTACGGCTGGCTTCTACTGGAAGACCGCTAGCATCGATAGCATTTAAAACGGTGCGTGCCCCAGAGCCGCCAGACTCGGCGTAATATGGAGGTTTATTCTTATTGGCTTCGGCGATAGTGGTGCCTACATTGAGGCCAGTACGAAAACGACTTTCGGCGCTAGTCGCGCCAAAGTTTGAGTTCGGAATAACCCGCGTCTGCAAACCGGTGATAGCAAGATCAATCCCTTCATCGATCGTGCTAGTAACAACGTTCTCATCTGGACCAGATCCGCCTTGGGCAGTCAATACGCCAGGGCGGCCATCTCTATACGAGCCAGTAATTACGAGTCTGCCTTGTGTTAAGGCATCTCTGTCTATGCCTGTAAAAGCAAAATCGGTCGGAGCATAGTTGTTACGGCCAATAGCTTCTTCGCGCTTATTGACGTTCATGATGTCAGCAAGAAAACGAGTGTACTGCTCGTCTCCAGCCTTGACGCCTTTGAGCAAAGCATCCCGGTCGATTGTGCCGTCCGCTTTAATAACCCCAAGAGTCTGGCCTCGTCCAAATACTCGATCCGCGTCTTGAGCTAATTCGGTCTTCGCAAAAGTTCGGCGTTGCTCATTAGCCTCTGCTTCAGCACGGGCATCAACGTTTTTATTTAGTTGAAGTTGCTCTTGTTCACGGCCAGCCCGTTCACGAGCAAGATCCAGCTCCTGCTGCTGCATAAGCAACTGCTGCCGTTGCTGTGCTCCGGCTTGTACTCCCTGGATACCAGCGAGGATTGCGCTACCAAGATCTTGTGCCATGACTTACCTCTAGAACGACATCAACATAATGGCTGCTGATGCCAGCGATCCAATCGTGGAGTATGTATTTGCTTTCGACTGCGCTTTAGCCTGAGTGTAGGCGTTACGACGCGCGGTTGCGTCTCCAGCAGCAGAACCTAGCTGCTGCTGCGAAGCGCGGTTTACGCCCTGGCCGATGTTAATCAGGTCAGAAAGCAGCGCTGTGTTTGATTCGCGCTGGGCAATCTTAGCGTCATTGACCGCCTGAATACCGCCAAGCGTGTTGGCGCGCTGCAGACGCAATTCTTGCTGCTGAATCTGAGCAGGCGTCAGAGCCACACCGTAACGTTGGGCGTTGCGAGAGGCGACGCCTTGTGTCAAAGCAGACGCTACACCTACGTCTTTACGAGCCTGATCGATCAGCGAACGATCGGTTTGGGCCTTATTAATCAGCTGCTCTTCAAACTTACGGTAGTTCTGGATGTAGTCCAGATACTCCTGTCGAGTCAGGTCCGCATACGCTTTCTCAGGGTCGGCTACGTCGGTAAGACCGGCAGACGAACGGTTCTGAGTGTACACCCTATCAGAATCATAAACTCCGGTGCGACCACCAGACAAACTGTTCTGGGTGGCGCCAGTAATCTGCATCTGCTGTTGCAGGCGCAGCATTTCTTCTAGGTTTAAAGAAGACATTGAAGAGGCGACCATTATTTACCTCCCCTGAACAAGAGTTCGTCGGAACTGAGTAAGACTTGGCGTATTTGAAACAAAGCCAAGAGAACCATCTTGTCTTAAAACCGGAGTAGGAAATGTAGGCATAGACGGTGGGACGAAAAGCTGCGGGGGCGCAATGCTCAAAGAGCCGCGATCGGCAGGGATATTTCCAGCAGCAGTTCCATACGTGCTGTAGGCAAGGCGATCTTTCACACTACTAACCGAAAGACCGGTCTTTGGATCCTTTGGAGTGAACAAAGTACCGCCGCTTGCTTTGTTCTCGGCGGCTTTTGCAATGAACGCTCCCGCTACTTGGCCAGCGGCTGACTGCTTAGCAAGAGCTACCTGCTGATTAGCGCGGGCCTTCTCAAGAGCACCAGATGTAGCAAGACGGCTAGCCTGAGCCATTCCGCTTTGCGCGTCAGCTGCCTGGCCGCGAGCGGTACCAAGCACACCAGATTGCATAGTGTTCTGAACTTGGTTCGCCGCTACGTTTGCAGCGCCAAGCTGGCCCGTAAGAGCCTGGGCTGTGTCGCCAGCAACAGTTGAACTGGTAGCAGCCTCATAACTAGGAGCAGAAAGCGCCTGCATAACGTCCGCATTGGCGCGGCCGCGAAGGCCCGACTGAACGTCTTCGGTCAGAGACTTGTCGCGCATCTCTTGCAGAAGCGGATCGTACTTCTCTTTGAAGTACTGATACTCTGCCATAGCCACCGAAGCAGAAGCTTTCTCTGCCTCACTTGGCTTGTAATCAGCTGCTTTCGGTTTGCTGGCCACTATAGCTCCCTCGTATACACCACGGTATCAATCGACCAGCCGTTCTCTGTTAAGTGCGGCATCAAGCCTAGGAAGGGCGACCTAGTTTCAAGGTAGCTGTACCCCGCCTCGCGCGCCACTCTCTCGAAGAACGATTGATACTTAGATACCAAGCTATTCCCCTTTTCCTTAGCCCATGCGAGCCAAAGAAACATCGTCTTCTTACCTGTGAAGGTGTCAGTCTCGGTTGTCGAAACGACGAAGCCTTCACTAGTCACCCAAAGCACGGCTTGCTGGTTAACGCACGCCGCGTACACATCTTCTGCCCGGTACGTAAGAGCCTTAGAGTTACGTAAGATCTCTTCAATACCCGGCCTTATCCAATCCCACTCTCTACGAACGTCGGCTACGAACGGTTCAACCGCCGCGACCGTAACGATTTCGCCGTTGTGAGAATGGAGTGTAGATCCCGCCATACGCTACCTTCCTAGCAATACCAACGTCGGCATTCCTAGCGCGACGATCAGCCTGTGTAATGCCTTCATTAAACAGCGACGAGTACACCTGTGCGCCGCCGAAATCAGTCCAGTCTTTGCTCGGTAAACGCAGCAAACGAAACAAAGCGCCGTTGACGATTGTATCGCGATACTCAGCCATCAGCTCATCGTCAGCAGCAGTAGAAGTCTGCGTAGGCTTCAACTGCGCTCGCACGATGGTGCTGGAGGCTTTAGTAACGTTAGGTACAGGCACCATCCAGAACAGAGACTGGCTGATCTTTACGTAGTATTCCGGCGTGCCGCGATTGTCGGCGTCTCGCCAGTTTTGCTTACGCTGCTCTAACAGACTGGTGCTAATCGGCTCGATGTCCTTGCCGTCGTGCACAACCCACATGATCTTATGCACAACCGTGCCTGACGGCGGTTCGAGGTCATACTCGTACGCACCGGCAACAGTTGTGATCGGATCAAGCTCAGCCTGAAGCACCGCCGCCTTTTCGCACAGCTCGATGACAGCTGCTCGAATGTTGTTTTCGATCAGCGTGTCCGGACAGCCGGGCACCATCGGAATGATCTCAGGTAACAGCGACTCATAAAGAGTTGCCATCGTTTATTACCCCGCTACTGCCGGAGCTGCCATCGCAAGACGACTGGAGTCATAGTTTGGCGAGGTCAAAGCATCAAGCTGCGCCTTACCAGTAATTGACGACATGAACAGCTGGAAGTGCGAAGACGCTCGCTGCTGGTTACCCGCATAATCCGCGTCCTTCATGTAGGCCATGTAGAGGACATAGTTCATCACCGCGTTGGCGAAGATGTCGGGAATATCCAAGTTACCGTTCTGCGCTACCGTCACAGGGTTCGCTGAATAGATAATCTCGACAAACGAGCTGGCGGCCGTTGCTACGCCCGGATACACGTAGAAGTTACGCGGGTTCTGCTCATCATAGATGTAGTGCTTTACAACAGCTACATGTGCAGCGTCGCCCGTAACGAGCGGGTCGTGCCAGTCGGGAGTCTGGGCATCAAGAACTTCGCGAGACACGACGCGAACAGCGCGCTTACCAACACCGCTGGAAGCGGCCGACATGTTACGGACCACCCGAAGTAGGCGGTTACCGTCACTAGGGATGTCCTGTTTCGTACCGACAACAAGAGTGACAGTTACGTTCTTAGCAGAAGCGTCTGGCTTAAGAAGGGCGATCTCTCGCTGGGCGTCATTAACCCAGAGTACGAGCTCGTCCACTACAGGCCAACGGACACCGGTCGTGTCCTGGAGGGTCTTTTGAACCCGGTCAATAACGCTTTGTACGGTGACAGTCATGGTCTACCTCACGAGTGTAGGAACGCCTCCCAAGCAGCTTCGCGGTCCTCGGTGCTAACAGTACGCCCGACAACACGGTTAACCGCCGACGCTTTGGGCGTCCCATCAGCCTTAAAATCATCGGGATCAGCAAACTGTACCAGTTTCTCCATCCCGTTAATAACATCATCAAGAGACTTGAACTCTTCAAAAGCCTCGACTTCAGCAGCCTTGGCGATAGGTTCCGTCACAGTCTTCGCCGGTGCTGGCTTGGCCACAACCGGCTCGGGGAGCTTCAACACATCAACCTGTTTTGCTCCCATCTGGAGGGCTAGTAGTCCGATCTCATCGGACACTTCGCGCTCGACACCTGGAAGAAACAGTACACACGCACCGCTAAGGGTGGCTACCCGAATCTCTTGGTCTGCAATGACCTTCACGGAACCTCCTGGCTTAAAGAGTAGGGGACCCCCTCCGAAGAGAGGGCCCCCCCACGACTTAGATGGCCGTGTCGAGGCAGACCACGCCGAAGTCCTGAACGGACCCGTTGTAATCGCTGTTGTACTTCGGCTTGCGGAGACCGAAGATCTTACCGATCGAGATACCAGACTGATTCTGGTAGTCGAAGGTGTCTTCCACGATTTCCGGCAGACCGATGTCAGCCATCGCGAGCGCCTGCGCACCGCAGAAGAGCGCACGACCGCCAACAACGTTGGCGTTAGCACCCCACTTGTAACCAGCGGCACCGGCGTTAGCCGAGGTACCAGTGGTCGCAGTCGCGGTGTTAAACACGTGACGGAACTCGTGCACCATCACGCCGTCGACCATCAACGAGCTCGAACCAGCGAAGAGCTGGTTGCTCGGACCACGGATGCCAGCATTACGCACGTTGGCAAGGAAGTCCGAATCGAGCTTGAGGGCGGCCATCTGCTGCGGCGTCACGAAGAGGTGGAACACCTCGTCGTTGCCAGCGCCACGGACACCACGGATGTAGTTGTCCTTCGCGTAGGCCTTGAGGGCCACGATATGGCGGTACTTGAGAATGTCAGCAGACGTGATCGTAGTCGTATCACCGGCAACGATGTCGTTGCCCGAAACGCGACGGTGACGAGCAGCGGTCGGGGCCGACACGTCCGAGGCGAACTCGAGGTTCGACAGGTTCTGGCCAGAGGCCAAAACGGTGCGGAGACCACCGCTCGTCTTGTGCGTGTAAGCAACACCGGCGAGCGTCAAGAACGCGAGCTGGTCCATACGATCGGCCATCGCGTAGGCGAGGGCGTCACGGCTGGTCTCACGGAAGTTGACGACCGACTTCTGGTCAGCAAGGCGACCGGCGATGCGGTTCGCAAAGCGCAGCTGATCGAGCTCGATGGTGATGTCGTAAGCGCGGAGCGCCTCTTCATTACCCTCAAGCGCGCTGTCGCCCGTCACGCCGTCACCGGTCATATCGGCGAGCAACGTGATGACAGCCTTCGTGCCCTTGTCTGACTTCGTCAGCTCGGTCACGCGCTGGATCATTGCATTGGAACCCGAACCAGCGAACTGGTTCACAAACGACATATTGCGAGCGACGCGCCAGAAATCACGGCTCCACGCCGTGAGTTGATCACTAGTCAGCGCCGCAAAGTTAGTAAGAGCCATTTGGCTTCTCCTTTAATTGCGTTACAAAATCTAGTAATGCACATGCATTACCAGCCTACAGCCGACTTGTGGTGCGGCTAAACCGTTTCCCCGTATCGTGGGGTCACGACTTAGCGCGTATTAACGAGGCGCGACCTCGGCAC